ACTACCTATTTCTGAGCATCTGTTTGGTATTGCTAAGCCTACACTGGCACGTATAAATAATATTCACTCTCTAGAAGGTCCACTCTACAGTTTGTTTTTAGGAATTGCTGGAACAGTGGATTGCATAGCAGAGTTTGATGGAGAACTTGCAATAATAGATTTTAAGACATCGAAGAAAGAGAAACCAAGAGCATGGGTGGATCACTATTTCGTTCAGTGCATGGCATATGGATGTATGTTGCATGAACTAACAGGTATATCCGTTAAGAAATTAGTTCTTATTATGGCATGTGAAGATGGAGATTGTGTTGTATATGAGGAAAGGGATAAGGCAAAATATATTAAACTATTATCAAAGTACATCAAGAAGTTTGTAGATGACAAACTATCTGAGATTGCTTGACCTTCTGATGTTTATCAGTTACAATATTATAAAGAACTTGAGGAAAGATGTTGTCCCTTACTTTACAAGAACCAATGGAAAATGAATTAGAAAAGGTACTAGAAAGTAAGTTCTATAGTTCTGCTAGATTTGCTCAATCTATTGAAGAACTCGTAAGGGATAATGAATACATGAGTTATATTGATGCTATCATTTATTTTTGTGACCAGAACAGTATAGATCTTGAGTCCGTACCTAAACTAATACCTAAGCCGTTGAAGGAGAAGATAAAGTGTGAAGCAACCGACCTAAACTTTTTAAAGCGCACCAGCCGTGCGAAATTGATCTTTTAATTCAAAAAAAGTCGAAAAATTATCCTGGCTATTTTTTGCCCTATTACTTTTTTCATGATGCCATTTGACTGCTATAAGACTTATATTGCTATGAAGCAGCACTTTACCAAAGACTCATATGACTACATGCGCTTTGGTAATCGACTTCCTCGTGTATCACTAAATTCCTTCTATCAGAGAAAAGATAGATTCTTCTTTGAGAAGATGTCTAGGGAGTTTGCCGATAAAGACATAGAAAAGTTTTTTATTGCTAATTTCACTTCTAGCACAGATCCCGAAAAAGTGTTTATATCGGATATTGTCAAAACTGGTCGAAATACGTATATTGAGTGGCAAAAGAGAAATCAGTCACTTTCCTATAATTTCAAAGAAGACGTAAATAAGTTATTTGATGGAAAAAACGTAAATGACGTATTTGACTGTTCTAAAGGACATCCACCAATATTAAGGAATTATCTAGGTGGGCATATTTCTTTAGAAACGTTAGTTATATGTAATAAGATACTTAGATATGCTAAAGACTTTGACAAAAAGTTAGATCCATATGTGTGGTCAACCGTCAGTATGAAGATAAAGAAGTATGAACCATTCATAAATATAGATGTATTCCATTACAAAAAAATCCTAAAACAAATTGCGTTATGAGCTTCTTCGATTCAGAAATGGTACGTGCTGAAATGGTGGAGATTAATGAACTTCAAGAAGAAGTTTATTCTAACGTCTTCAAGTTTCCTAGTATGAACCCCAAAGAACAATTGCGTCATATTGATCTGCTAGAAAAGTTGATCGATAAGCAAAAAATTCTTTATTTTCGTTTGAGTTTGACTGATGATCCAGATGCTAAAAAAATGCAAGAACGTATTAGGGAATCTGCTGAATTGATGGGTATTCCCAAAACTGTTGGTATAAACGCTCTTTTTGATCAAATGCAAACTAGCATTTCCATTATGAAAAAACATATTGACAAGAACGAATTTCCAGTGTAAGATTATTAAGTACAAACAAGCCAAATCTAAACAAATCCGAGGTAATACGAATGTCTTTCGCATCTCTAAAAAAACAATCTAAACTAGGGTCTTATACCCAAAAACTCATCAAAGAAGTAGAAAAAATGAATACTTCTGGTGGTGGGGGAGCAGATGAACGATTCTGGAAACCAGAAATGGATAAAACTGGAGTCGGATCTGCTGTTATAAGGTTTCTTCCTGCACCTGACAGTGAGGAGTTTCCGTGGGTAAAAATGTATTCACATGCATTCAAAGGTCTAGGTGGTTGGTACATTGAGAACTCTTTGACCACAAATGGTGGCAAAGATCCTGTTTCAGAATATAATCGTGAATTGTGGAACAGTGGCAACGAAAAAGATAAGGATACTGTTCGTAAGCAAAAGCGTAAGCTTTCTTATTTCAGTAATATCTACGTTGTTCGGGATCCTGCGAATCCTGCTAATGAAGGTAAAGTCTTCTTATATAAATTCGGTAAAAAGATCTTTGATAAGGTCTTAAATGCTATGCAACCTGAATTTGAAGATGAGACACCTATCAATCCATTTGATTTTTGGGAGGGAGCAAACTTCCGTCTTAAAATCAAGAAAGTGGATGGTTATTGGAATTATGACAAGTCTGAATTTGATTCACCATCACCTCTTCTAGAGGATGATGATGCATTGGAAGCACTCTGGAAGAAGCAACATTCTCTTGCTGCTCTAGTTGCTGCTGACCAATTCAAGTCTTATGAAGATCTTGAAAAGAGACTTAAAGCTGTGTTAAACACTAATGTCTCATCACGACCTGTGGATGAGGAAGTTTCTAATGAGGATGATAGTCGAGGTTCATTTAAACCAGACTTTAATGCTCGTAAAGAACCAGTAGCAGTTGCTCCTACTTCTTCAAATGAAGAAGAGGATGATGCACTAAGTTACTTTCAAAGACTTGCTCAAGAGTAATTACTCGTAAAGTCTAATATTTTCTCCATACTTCAAGGTTTCACTCGCATACTGAGTGGAACCTTTTTTATATTCCATGATATTGTCTAGATCATTAAATATAACGTTTAGATATTGTGGTTTGAGTGTAAATATATTTCTTTTAGCATCTTCTATGTCAGATTCATATTCGTAGTTTGTAACTGATTTCAAGATATGAGATGATGGAATAGTTTGATAACTCCCTAGACCTGCATCATAATATTCATAATAATAGGCATTTCCTACTGCAATATTATCATCTACAGTAAATAAAACTTCCTCTGTTCCATTTAGTGTTGGTGATACTATTGAAGGAGTGGATGGTAGTTGATATGTAAATGATACACCAAATCCATCGTTACTAGCTACGGTTTTAATAGCATATCTACCGTTAAAAGAGTTATCTGATACATTTGCAATTTGTACTTCATCACCAACTTTAAGTCCTTTAATACCATTATTCATGGTAACAGTAACAGTTGATGATGGACTACCCACAACACCAGCAAATATTTGATTGATTGTAGTCTTATTGACTTGAATAAAGTTTCCGTTAGTTCTCCAAGTACTTGATATTTGTAATCCTTTTTCTAGGACTACGGTTCCTTTGCTATTTTTTACTTCAATTGTTTCATAGTGATGAATTCCACTAAACAAGTTTTCTGTTGTTTTATACTTATCCATAAGTATATTATTAAATGCAGTTTGTGGTAGAGGCCACTCATCTTGAACATTTAATATATTGTTGGATAGTAGAACAATCCAATCAAGAGTAGGATCTTCATATATTTCATTTGCTACATTATCTGGTCTATCATCTCCAATAATTTTATACTTTGTGAAAAAGTTTAAATTACCAAAGATGTCTTCTCTAAGCTTTCCTCTTTTAAATAGATTCTTTATTATCAAATAGTTGGAAATTTCTTTCTCATTCTTATTGCGGTTGACATATCCAAAATCTGGAACTTGTCTAAAATACGGTCTTGCCATTACTCATATACCTCCCATGCTTCATCGTTGTAGGAACCTGGAGTGTCTCCATAATCATCATAATATATTGGATCTAGTTCGGCAAATGTAAGTCTTAATTGGTATTGAGTCATTGAACCGTTATCATAGGTCATGTATTGTCCACCACCATAATCAACATCAACTCCAGTCAAAGCACATTGTTTTATTTTATTTAAAAATGGATGTTCCTGACCACCGTTAAACGTATACTTCAATTTCCATACATTTGGTGTTCTCAGGAATATACCTTGTTTTTGTAATTTTGGTCTCATCTGTTTCTTGAAGAACCATATTATATTTTTAACCATAGTTGCTTCTTCTGCACTTCTTGGAGTGAAATTGTATGCATAGGCAAAACTTCTTAATTGTGGTGCTTTGAAAAGAAGTTCTAGATTATTATTAAGTGCTACTCCTGATGATCTGTTAAGAAGATTTCCTCCGACACCCACTGCTTGACCTGCAAAATATGAAACCAATTGATCATTGGTTATTCCATCAATAAGTTGTTTACCACCTTCTCCTATTCCTTTTACGAGGTCTTGTAGACCTGAAACATCAAGATTGCCAGCAGATCTTATTGTTTGTCCAGCAATTTTTGCTCCTGCGATTTGCAGTGCATTAAATTCACTATTACCCCATTCTACACTATTACTTTCACTCAATCCTCCTGTCATTGGAAGTTGGATTATACCCATTATTTTAGCACCTGCACTTCTAGATGTAGCTCTTTTTACTTGAGTTACGTTAAATTTATTGATTTTTTCTTTCTTTTTACTACCAAGTGCTGTCGTAAGATTTGCATCATATTCACCTAACTTTGTAAGATCTGAATCTGCTTTATATTCTTGACATACAACTTGTAAGTAATCGTATAGACCTGATTCTGCTAGTGGATAGTATGCAAAAAAGTATTTTCCTCTTGATGATGAGCTATTGGGCTTTGATACACCATCTTCTTCTCCCTGACTTGTTGCTAAGAAATTATTGTCTTGACTGGTTCCTTCATTAGATGATTTTGTTCCAAGAGCTTGATGAAGTATAGATTTTGATGTGCTGTCATTGATTATTTTTGAAAAGTCTCCATCAATAGCACCAAGATTACTCATGTAATCCTGTCCTTTCAAATTAGCATCGTTAATATGAGACCAACTGATTGTGTTTTCTGTTTGATTGTAATAATTTTTAGATTTTGCATTATCTAGTTGTTCTGCTGTAAAAGGTACAGTATTTGTCTGAATCAAATCAGCAGTATTTCCATCAGCCGCAAGATCGACTGTGAATGATTTATTGTCTAAAAGAAAAGACGACATGATACTGTTCTAGTTTAGTTATTTAGTACGATATTTGGCGTAGGATAATGACCTTAAGTATTCAATTTCGTCATTGTTGACGACATGTAATGCTCCTACTACTTCTTGCCAGGTGTAATTTCTCATTGTTCCCCAATGAAAGTTTAAACCTTTGAATCCCCATGCAAGAACTTCCATGCAAGCAATTAATGGATGTTCATCATATGTAATATCAGGACTCTTTGCTATGTATAAAAAAGTATAATATTTTCCTGGTTCAGGAACCCACTCAGTTTCCGTGAATACTTCCAATATACTCATCATAATACTATCTGCATCTTCAGAACCATCAAGTTTTTCTTGAAGTTCTTCTGTACGATCTACCATTATTTGATACCTAGTTCGTTTTCAGTAATAATCTTAAATTCAATTTTTCTATCTTTACACCATTCAGATGCAGCTTCCCACTTTGCTCTATTTACTTCAAATGTCTTACACTCATAAAGAAATGATTTAGTCATTCTCTTCTTCTGTTTTGGAGGTAGAGTTTGTTTTCTAGGTTTTACTTCAATCACATAAGTTTTAATTTTCCCAGTATTTTCTTTCACATTGATGATAAAGTCTGGAAAATATCTTCTCATTTTACGTTCAGTTGGATCAAAATAGGGGATACAAAATTCTTCACTTCCCCAAGCAACAATGTTCTCATTCAAATCACACCAAGAACAAAACTTGCGTTCCCAACTACTTCGACATATAATATTATTATAGTCACCCTTATATTTGTTGGGGTTTTTTGGCCTGTATCTGCTTTTGATACTTTGTGCCATCTTGTATACATAATATATAACGTAAAAGTATTTATAGATGGCAGCCCAAGCTCCCCAAAATCTAACGACAGATTTTGTAAAATCTAGATTATTAAATGTTGCCCAAACCTCATTTTATGCTCTTACACTGCCCATACCATCGGCAATTCAAGGGTTGATGAGATCTCGTGGTCTAAAGATAGCAGGAACTGCTAATGATTTGTCTCAGGTTGAATTATTATGTACAGAAGCTTCTTTACCAGGATCTACAATAGCAACTCATGATGTTACTAATGATTATGCTGGTGTTACTGAGAAGATGGCATATCGTAGAATTTATGATCAAGGTTTAAATTTAACATTTTATGTAGATAGAGATTATCATGCAATAGAAATATTTGAAACATGGATAGATTATATAACTGGTGGTGAAGATAGGGGTTTATCCAAAAGTAGACATAGAAATTTTAGAATGAGATATCCTGATAGTTATAAACAGGAGATATACATTACAAAATTTGAAAAGGATCAGCATTCATCTTTGAGTGATAGAAGAAAAAATGTTATGAACTATAGTTTTATTGGTGCTTTCCCACAAACAATCACATCAATGCCAGTCTCTTATAATCAACCTGATATATTGAGATGTAATGTTTCGTTCAGTTATATTCGTTATGTTGCTGAAAGATCACTAAGAGGGGCAAGAGGAGCAAGAAGTAATACAATGAGAACAATTCCAAATATTAGTGCAATTAATAATTCTAATATTCCAGTTAATAGTTCTACGACTCCTCTGATAGAAGCAGATAACGCACAATATGGAAATACTTTCCCAGCTGGTTCTTTTAGTATTAGTCCAACTCAAAATAAAAAGGCCAATAAAGTATTACAAGATAACACCCTACCTTATATCAAATAAACCTACTAAATAAACTTACTGAATTGAAAATATCATGCCATTGCCAACCATTGTAACTCCAACATATGAGCTTGAGTTGCCATCTACAGAAAAGAAGGTAAAGTATAGACCTTTTCTAGTTAAGGAAGAAAAACTATTAGTATTATCTCTTGAGACTGAAGATACAAAACAAATCACAAATGCCATCAGAACAGTTTTGAAGAGTTGTGTTCAAACAAGAGGAGTGAAGATAGATTCTCTTCCTACTTTTGACATTGAGTACCTATTCTTAAACATCAGGGGCAAATCTGTTGGTGAAGTTATTGAGGTTAACTTATTAGCACCTGATGATGGAGAAACATCAGTTCCTGTTGAGATTAATGTTGAGGATATTAAAGTTCAAAAGAGTGAAGATCATACTAATAAGATTCAACTTGATGAAAAATTAGTTATGGAGATGAAGTATCCATCTCTTGATGAATTTGTTAAAAATAATTTTGACTTTGATGAAAATGTTGGTATTGATAAGTCCTTTGAATTGATTTGTTCTTGTATTGGAAAAATATACAATGAGGAAGAAGTTTGGTCTTCATCTGATGTGACAAAGAAGGAACTGATATCTTTCTTAGAATCAATGAATAGTGCTCAATTTAAAAAGATTGAGAAGTTCTTTGAAACGATGCCTAAGTTATCTCATAGTGTTACCTTTACCAATCCAAATACAGAAAAAGAGAACACAGTGGTTCTAGAAGGGTTAGCGTCTTTTTTCGATTAGGAATGATCCATATGGATCTTGAAAATTATTATAAGATAAACTTTGCCCTCTTACAGTACCATAAATATAGTTTAACGGAGATTGAAAATCTTATTCCTTGGGAAAGAGATATTTACATTTCCATGTTACAACAACATCTTGAGGATGAGAAGCTAAAACAACAACAAAATGGTTAAACCCTCAAATCAAGTAAAAAGATTGGCAGCAGAGAAGATCTTATCTGATCTGAGGGATGAAGGAGCTAAAGAGAAGGCAACTATATTAAAAGGATCTCAAATAAAGAGTAATTCTTTTTTTGCTACACCAAGTTCTTTAAAACCAGATACTCCAGAAAAGGAGAGTGGTTCAACTGAATTCATTGCTGATGGATTTTCTACAATTCTTACAACATTAAGTGGGATTGCTAAGTCTTTAAATAAAAGTTCTAAATTAGATAAGAAGGAAAATGAAATTGATAGAAGAAAGGATAATAAATTTAGAAAAAGAGCTAGAGAAGCAGAATTAGAGCAAAAAAAGGAGAATAAAGAAAAATCGGGAATAGGTAAGAAAATAGCAGGTGTAGGAAAGGGTTTATTTGGCAGCCTTAGTGCATTTTTTGGTAAGATTCTTATGGGATCTTCTTTGTTAGCACTACTTAATTATCTTAAAACTGGTAAAGGAAAATTCTTAGCTGCTGGTGCTACTCTTTTTGGCGCCGCTGTTTTTGGACCTATAATTGTTTCTACTCTTACTTCATTATTGGGTCTAGGAGCACTTGGTCGTTTAGGAGGGAATGCAGCTAAATTATATAAAGGTGGTGCTACAGTTTTAAAAGGCAGAAAGGGACTAAGACAAACCAGAACAAGTGTAAAAGGTTTTAAGGCTATTGGTTTACGATCTAGAGATAAATTCCTCAATGCAAGAAAGAATTTTCAAAGAAGAGGAATTAAAACATTAAATCCATTATCTGATGACTTCCTCTTCCGAACTGGATCTACTAGAGAAAGAAGAAGATCAGCAAAAGTTAATAAAAACTTTGCTAATACTGACAAGCCCAACATGAGGACGCTTGGAAAAAATAAATCCAGTAAAATAAAGGTAAGTGGTTTTGATAATATAACAAGAGCAGATGTTGGAATGTTTGATCCTGATGATTATAAGAAGGTAGTTAAGAAAAGTGGTACTGGTAAAAGACTGAAAACCTTGCCACAAATTGCAAAAACAAAGATAAAAGGATTGTTACCAGGAACAAAGATAAAAGGATTGTTACCAGGAACAAATATAAAAGGATTGTTACCATCTGGGCCTCCTAGACTTCCAGGATCAGGTCAATTAGAACTACTACTAGGTTCTCCTAGAAAGATAGTAAAGAAATTTTCATCACCACAGGGGAGGTTGACAGGAACAAAGATAAAGGGATTATTGCCACCTGTAAAAAAAGTTGGATTTTTAAAAGGAATAGCAAGTAAAGCAAAAAGTATATTTAAGATTGGTGGTAAAGGAGGAGCTAAATCTTTGTTTAAAAAGATTCCTATCGTTGGTCTTGGTTTGGGTACAATGTTTGCAGTACAAAGATTGATGTCGGGTGATACTACAGGAGCAGGAATGGAATTATTATCTGGTATTGCTGGTAGTATACCTGGTCTTGGAACTGCTGCATCATTGTCTATAGATGCTGCCTTGATGGCCAAGGATATGGGTGCTTTTGATAAAAAAGATGATACAGTAAGAAAAACAACAAATGCAAGAAAGAAAAATTTTGAGGAACTTGCGAAAAAAAGATACTCATCAACAAAAATTACCACAATCCCAATGGGAATGTCTGGTCCTATGGAAACTTTTGGTGGCAAAGGTGGTAGTACATATCCTGCAGCTTCATCGGAAGGTTCACAAACAGAGATTCCTAGTTCTAGTTCTACCTCTGGTGTTGAGTCAAATTACACTTCTAGTGTGTATGGATTGTTAGGAGGGTCTAATTAAATGGCAGCGGGATTATTAGCAGGTTTTGCAAAAGCTTTTAGTTCAGTAAGTTTGAAGACTGCTGGACGGCAAGCTCTAAGAAAAGTTGCAAAAGGAGCTACAAGACAAGCAGTGACAAACACTGCTAGAAAAGTTGTAGGTCGTAGAAAAAAAGATAAAGATAAAAGACGTAAAGGAAGAGATCTTGCTCAAAAATTATTTAAGCAAGGTAACAAATCTTTTCTAGATAAGAAATCTGTCTCAGGAGGAGGCAGAAAAATGTTTTTGAAGACCAATTTAATATCTGCATCTTCATTATCAAAGGCAGATGAAGTAGCAGCATCAAAAGAAAATAGTTTATCTTATTTTAAGAAAGCTTTAGATGCTATCAATTTAGTTGCTGTAGGAATATTATCGACAATTCAATCCCAGAATATAAAAAAAGCAGCAAGAAACAGAAGAGGTAGAATTCCAGATAGATTTTTACCAACTACTAAAGTAGGAAAATCTGAGAAGAAAGAAAAACTTAAATTTCTGGGAAATGTACCTGGTCTTAATACCGTTATAAATTTCTTTAAAAATATATTCTTGGGTGGGTTTATTTTATTAATAGTTAAATTCTTAAATGCTACAGTTGGGTTGATTAAAAAAGTAATCGATTCACTTCAAGGTGTTGCGAAAACTTTTTTAGCATTTTTGAAATTTTTGGCTGACCCTTTTGCTATCAAGGCTTCTATAGCAAATTTATTTAAGAATATTGGTAAGAAGAGAGATTATACTCCACCTATGGACAGAGGTGGACAGGGTGGTCTACCAGAGGATATTCCTGAAGTTGAACAGTTTGCAGAAGGTGGTGAACCTCCAGTAGGAGAACCAGTTCTTGTTGGTGAAGAAGGTCCAGAGTTGGTTCAGTTTGGAAGTAAAGTAAACATCTTCAATACAAGAGAGACAATTGAAGCAGCAGAGACTATAAACAATATGATGAGGAATAATTTTGAAATTATCAATATAATCAAAGAGGATCTTCAACTTAATTTGAGGGGTATCAATACAGAGATAAGAGATGCTATTGATAGTGGTGAATTGCCAGGTCTTGGTGGTGGAGGTGGTGGCACTGATGCAATTACAGCAAAGTCAAAGAGTAAATCTCTTGGAAAAAGAATAAAAGATGTAGGTAAAGCAGTTACTAGTCCTTTTAGAGAAGAATCAGAAGAAGATCCTAGAGAAAGCTTTGTTGGTGTAATCGACAGTTTCAAAAAAATGACTGACGAAACTACTGGAAGTGTTAAGAAAGGAATGAAGAATTTATCTGATCCTACTTTCTTTATTAAGAAACTTCCTATAAAGCAAATAATTGATGGGATTTCAGAATCTGCTGAACAAATAGAAGAAATTAGAATTCCTGTTCCTCAAATTAATAATGACACTGGTTCTATTAGTATTGATAAAAATAAAACTAGACCAATCATTGTTTCTGAACAAATAGATAGTATGGCGGATCTTTTAAGACAGGCTTTATACCAAGAATAATGTTAAATAATCAAAACACCAGAGCTGGAAACATACGTCAGTTCGAGATATTTTCTTCTATGAATAAAGGTGAATCGATAGATCTTCGTGCTGGTATTACTGACCTGTCTTATTATGAGGATATATTAAAGAATACTGTAACATTAACCATTCAGGTTGCAGAAGCTGGACTTGGTGGTAACAGAGGAATAGTTGATCATTTGCCAATAAGAGGAGGAGAGAAAGCACATATTGTTTTTGTTGATGCAGATGGGAATGAAAGGAAATTTGTAGGTGATAGTGGACTATATGTGAATAGAGTTCGTAATCTTACAAAAGGAACTCAGGTTGATACTTATAATATTGATTTCTGCTCAAGAGAATTTCTAGCTAATGAGCAATGTAGGGTAGTTAAAAGATATGATGGTAAGATATCAGAGAATGTTAAGAAAATTCTTACCGAGACTCTATCAGGAGATACTGGACTTATGGTTCCTGCATCTAAGATAAATGATGATAACTTTGATGAGACTTTAATTGAATATAATTTTATAGGTAATGAGAAGAAACCTTTATATACATGTACTTGGTTAGCATCTAAATCAGTTCCAGTGGGTTATGATTCTGCTGGATTCCTTTTCTATGAAACACATGATGGATTTAACTTTAGATCCATCGATAAAATGTTTGAGAGAGCAAAAGAAGGAAAATATAAGAAGAACTTTATTTTTAATAATACTGCAAAAAAACCAGAAGATTATTCTGGGAAGATTCTGAGATATAAAATTAATAGGGACATCGATCTGCATAACAACCTATTAATAGGTGCATATTCTAACAGAACAATATTCTTTGATTACTATGGAATGAATTATGAGGTTAGGAATTTCACACCTGAAGATCAAGAAGGTATTGAGACTGGTGGTAAATTCCCTATCAATAGTGTTTCTAAAGAATTTAGGTTGCCAGTTTCGAGGTTAATGAGTAGAATGTTAGACATAGGAACATTGCCACCAGGTAAGAGTAGTAAGAAAGAGTTGGAGAACTGGAAAAACAATCCAGATCAACCTACATTTGATGCTGCTAAAACCCTAGTACAATCCTTGATGAGGTACAATCAACTATTCACCATACAAGTAAAACTTACTCTGGGTGGATGCTTTGACCTCGAAGCAGGTGATTTGATTCATTGTGATTTCGCAGAATTAGACAATTCTGGCTATAATACGATCACTGGTGGCATATATATGATATCCAGCTTAGCGCATGAGATAACACCACAAACTTGTTATACTCATGTTACTGTAGTTCGGGATAGTTATGGTAGAAAATCTTTTTAAGGAGATCTTATGACAACTAAAATTCCAAATCACGACTTGGATCACGAGGTCTATATTGACCCCAAAGATGGTAAAGAGCATACTAATCATGGTATGCACGAATATAGCAAAGAAGATTTAGAGATGCACAATGATGCATTTCATGATCATGATGAATCAGAAGTGAATAAGAATGATGGTAAGATTAATGATTGGCACACAAGGCATGAGGATTCTCATTTAGAGGTCTACTGTGATAATCACCCTGATGCAGAGGAATGTAAAGTTTATGACGACTAATGATTGACCAAGATCTAGTAAAGAAAAATTTATTCGGAAGAGATGGTTTTACTTGGTGGGTCGGTCAGATTCCTGACAGTAAAGTCTGGAAGATGAATACGCCTGGAACTAAGGTGAAGAGTAATGATGATATTAAAGGTTTTGATTATAGGTATAAGGTGCGGATTATGGGATACCATACCGCAAATGTAGAGGATTTAAAGGATGAGCAACTACCTTGGGCTGGAGTGATGTATCCCATTACTGCAGGAGTATCTGGGGGTGCAATAGACACTCCTCAGATCATGCAAGGTAACTTTGTGTATGGATTCTTCTTAGATGGATCTGATGCACAAGTACCTGTTATTATGGGTATCATTGGATATAATCAATACACTAAAGTATTGAAGAATATCCCACCCACTCCTTTCCAACCTTTTAGTGGATATGAACCAAGTTCTAATAAGAACTCTGAATTTGTTGGCACTGATCAAGTTGGTGGTAAAAAGGAAGTTAAAGATGATACTGTTGCTAAAGGTGGAGATGGAACTGATGTTAATAAGGAAGGTATTATAGGAGACTCTACTTCTGCATCAGAGCAGATTAAAAGTGGGGCAGATGTAGAACAGGAAAGAAATAGATCTAGACCAAAACCTTTACCGACAACATCTAGATGTGATGCTGCTCCTACGTCAGCAATACAGACAAAGATGAAGAATATGCTGAAGGAAACTCAGCTTCTTAAGAAAAGTCTGACAGACTGGGAAACAAGAGTATCACTTAAAATTGATAATGTTGAAGATGAGATTAAGAAGGTAACTGATAAAGCTATTAAGGATATTACTGGTGATGTTAAAAGAATAATGGATGGCATTCAGAGGAATGTTAAAAAGAAAGTAAATGATGCATTGAAACAAACATATCATCTATCTCTTCCTTCAGTACGAGGTAAAATAGCAAAGGAGATAGCAAAGGCAAACAGTTCTATGGGTTGCTTGTTCAAGAACCTTGCTGGTAATTTGTTTAATATGGTTGGTGGATTTATGAAAGATATTTTGGACAGGTTTATCAATGCTCCTCTTTGTGCTGTTGAAAATTTTGTGGGTGGACTACTAGGCAATATCACAGGAATACTTGATATGAGTATTGATGGTATTCTTGGACCTATTAAAGGTTTAATATCTGGTCTTGGTGGAGCAATTGATATAGGTGGAGATTTGATGGGATTTGCTACCGATGCATTAAGCATCCTTGATTGTAAACCAGATCCTAAATGCTCAGATGTTAAAGAGTGGAGTGCAGGTGCTGGTCCTGTTTCGATTGCAACTCTTGATGTAAATTCTATAATTAATAAAGCAAAAGGAGTTTCTTCACTCTTAAAGAGTTCTGTTGGTCAGTTAACAGGAGCAATTGATGGGATTGCTGGCATTGGTGATCAAATAAGTGGTGCAGTTGATGGACTAAAAAATATTGCTAATAACCCATTAAGTAATTGTAATGTTGGTCCTTTATTCTGTGGACCTCCTACAATTTCCTTCAATGGTGGTGGTGGAAGTGGTGCTGCAGGTAATGCAATTATAAGTGCTGGTTCTGCAATTTTAGGAATAGACGTTATATTACCTGGCACTGGATATGTAACACCACCAAAAATTGTTTTTAATGATAATTGTGGTAAAGGTAAAGGTGCTTCTGGTAAAGCGGTGATTAATGATAAAGGTGAAGTTGTTAAAGTAATCATGGAAGAGACTGGAACTGGATATCTACCTGTTCCTGATGGAAGTCAAGGTGGTGATGGAGCTACCTATGCTAATCCTGATGAGACTATTATCAAAAATGCAGATGGTACATATCATGATGCTCCATATAAACCAGGAGTTGTTGTAGAAGTTTGTCCTGGTGATGAGGTAACAAAACCTGGTGGAATCAAGGAGATTATTAAAGGAACTCAGTGTATTACTATTACTACTGAACCTCAAGGTGATCAGATAGTTCCTAGTGGTGAAGATCCTACACTTGATGATGGATCATATCCAGTTATTCTAAAGATAGATGAGATTGCTATATCTAATCCTGGTATTGGATATAGTCCTGATGATAAAGTTATAATAGAACCTTCTAATGGATGTGAGTTTAAATTAAAAGTTGATGAACTTGGTTCTGTAACAGGAGTTGATGTGATCAAAGGATGTAGTGGATTCTTAGAAGAACCAGAGATTTACATTCAGAGTGATTTGGGTTATAATGCTAGATTATTACCTGTCTTTAATGCAGTTAAGGAAGGTATTGATGCTGGAATCATCACTGATCCAACTGGTACACCTGTCATTCAGGTTGTTGATTGTGTAGGTAAAGTTTCACATTTAGGTAGATCATAATGGCAACAAGACTTGTATACAATGCTAAGAATCTTGGCAATAGGCATGGTCGAATAAAATTCGGACATGTTCAGGATAATAATGAAATAGCAGCAGTACAATTATTGAACGGTAAAGATGCTGGTCGTCATTATATGACCATGCATCAAACTGGTGATAAGGATAGTGGTCAAAGAGGTGCAACTGAGAATGTATGTCCAGGATCATTTACTGTTGATTGTGGTAAAGATATTGTTGCTACTCCAACAGGAGAAGAACAAGGTAATCAAGCTTTTGCTGTTCGTTGCGAGAATGGTGACGTTCTTATACAAGCAAAAGATGGTGCAATTAAACTTGAAGCAGAGACTATTGAATTAGTTGCTAAGAGTGGTGATGGTCAGAAAGGTAAGATAACATTGGATGCGAGTGAAACAATTGAACTTAAAGCACCTGATATTATTGTAGATGCTTCTGATTATGCTAAGATCTTTACTGATGGTACTTTAGAATTACTAGGTCAAAGTATCTTGAATATATACGGTGGAATGCTTCATTGTGCAGATGGAGCTACTTCTGTACTGGGATCTAAAGGTGATCCCGATTTAGAACAACGAGCAAGGGATGGATTTATCTAATGGATGTACCTGATTTAGAAGTAAGAAAACAACTTTTTGTTGGTGATGGAGAAACCAAAGCTTTGGGTGAAGCAGAGAAAGCTATTCGTGGGTCTGCCTATGTTGAAGGTCCACTTCAAATTGGAAAGGACAGTGATTATTCTGGAGTAGAAGCAACCTTGATGGTAGGTGCTCAAGTAAATACAGATTCTGATGCAAGACCAGAAAATGCAATTAAAGCTAAAGGGGATTTTGAGTTAGAAGGAGATATAAATCAGACTGGAGATGATGATCTTACTGGTACTTTAGTTGCTGGTGGTGAAGTTAAATCTAATGGTGGTTCTCATATTCTTTCAAATAAAAAAGATCTTCCTTTTGACATGCCTCACCCAAATAAAGAAGGGTGGAGATTAAGGCATGTATGTATTGAAGGACCAGAGATAGCAGTATATTGCAGAGGAAGAATTAAAAATAGTAAGGAGATTGTATTTCCATCTTATTGGGATGGTTTGGTTGATATTGATAGTATTACTGTTCAACTTACTCCCATAGGTGCTCATCAAGATGTTATTGTAAAGAGATGGGATGATAAAAAGGTTTATCTACAACCCCAAGGTGGTATGCCTATCGATTGTTTTTATCACATCATTGCCAAACGTTTAGATGATGATTTGATTGTAGAATATGAAGGGAATAGTCATGAAGATTATCCTAACGGTAATGAAGGATATTCTTTCAACTGGGAGAGTTCTAACATGGAAAGGATTGTTAGAGAAGTAGCTGAGAAAAGATTAAAAGAATTGGATACTTGACAATTCTGGTTAGGTATGTTATGATGCAGTATATCTGTAAGCATAACTATGGAAGATGACTATTTGACAAGGTGTGTAGTCGATCCTTCTAAGAGAACGGTGTGTATATACTCCAATAACGGTGAAGAAAGAGTGATAAAATGTGATACAACAGAAGAGTTTATGAATGTATTGAGTTTCGTTCGTGAGACTTTAGATGAGGATACTTTATCCTACGCAAATCCCCTTTGAGAAAATGCTAAATAATCCATAACGGACTATTAGAATTAGTAAAAATGGGTCTTTCCAGATTAGATAATTTCCTCAAATCTGTTCGTGGTACGGTAATATACGTTGACCCTAACAGTCTTGATGCCACGGACAGTATTGAAAATCAGGGTAACTCACTTACAAGACCCTTTAAAACGATTCAAAGGGCTTTAATTGAAGTTTCTAGATTTTCATATCAGAAAGGATTAGATAACGATAGATTTGCCAAGACAACTGTTATGGTTTATCCTGGTGAACATCCTGTTGATAACAGGCCAGGTTGGATTCCTATTGGTGCAAATAATTATAGATTAAGAGATGGATCAACTTCTAATGAGTTTAGTGCATTTGATCTAACAACTAACTTTGATTTAGATTCAACTACAAACGCTTTGTATAAGTTGAATAGTATCTACGGTGGTGTCATTGTACCTCGTGGATGTTCTATCATTGGTATGGATCCTAGAAAGACAAGGTTCCGTCCTAAGTATGTTCCTAATCCAGAGAATACTAGCATTGAAAGATCTGCTATTTTTAGGGTTACTGGTGGTTGCTATTTCTCAAATTTTGCTATATTAGATGCTAATCCAAATGGAACAGCATATAAAGATTATACAACAAATATATTCGTTCCTAGATTTTCACACCACAAACTAACTACTTTTGAGTATGCAGACGGTGTTAATAATGTAGACATAGATGATGACTTTATCAGTGGAGCAAATGGTGAGTTTGCTAGAACTGATCTTGATATGTACTATGAGAAAGTTGGACTAGCATATGGTCCTGCTTCTGGTAGACAGATTGAACCTGATTATCCTGCTGCTGGTTTAGATATTGAACCAAAGGTTGATGAGTTTCGTATTGTCGGTTCTCGTGGTAAGCAAGTTGGTATTACTAGCATCAAAGCTGGTGATGGAACAACTTCTACCACCACTATTACAGTTACAGTAGATGAGGTTGCAACAGATTTTGATGTAGATACTCCTATTGAGATTGAAGGTGTAGGATCTGACGGTTATGATGGACAATTTGTTGTCTTCAATAAGGTAGATGCTAATAATATTCAATACAAAGTTCAGAATGCTCCTGTAGTTTCACTACCTACAATTACAAATGCGACAGTAAATGTAAGTGTTGATAGTGTTACATCATCTTCACCATATATCTTTAACTGTTGTCAGAAGTCTGTCTATGGTATGAATGGTCTGTTTGCCGATGGTTCAAAGGCAACTGGATTCAAATCTATGGTGATGGCACAGTACACTGGTATTGGTCTACAGAAGGATAATAACGCCTTTGTAAAATATAATGAGACTTCTGGTGTATATGAAGATTCTACTATAGTATCAAATCTACATTCAGATTCTGATGCTAGATTTAAACCAGACTATGCAAACTATCACATCAAAGCAAGTAATGATGCTGTTCTTCAGTTAGCATCTATCTTTGCGATTGGTTATGCAGACCACTTTGTTGCTGATGATGGTGGTGATATGTCTATCACTAACTCAAACTCCAACTTTGGTTCAGTTGCATTGCGTTCTGGTGGATTTAGAAAGAACTCATTTTCTAGAGATGATATTGGATATGTCAGTCATATCATCCCACCAAAAGAAATTGATACTTCTGATACCAGTATCGAATTCAAATCATTAGATGTAAATAAGATTGTTGGCATTGCTGATACAAGTAAGTTGTTCTTGTATGGTGAAACCAACGAAAAGAATATACCAGACAGTCTCATTGATAGTTTCCGTCTTGGTGCTAAGAAGGATGAGAAGTTAAATGTTTTAATTGCAGACTCTAGTGGAGTATCTAACACATACTCGGCAAGAGTTATTATGCCGAATACGCAATATACTTCAAATGAAACTTCTTTTGCGAAGATATTTGATATTGGTAGATCTACTTCTGGAATCAATAGTGTTACTAATAATGCTGTTAACTTCACAGTTGCTCATAGTTTCCTTGAAGGAGAAACTGTTCGTATACTCAGTCAGAATGGACACCTTCCTGATGGACTAACACATAATACTGTCTACTATGCCATACCTGATGCTAGTGATAGTCATAAAATAAAATTTGGACAGACTTTTAACGATGCTTTAGATGGTAATCCTATTACTATCAATAATAATGGTGGAATTTTAACAGTTGAAAGTAGAGTATCAGATAAAGTTTCTGGTGAGATTGGACATCCAGTTCAGTATGATTCTGCACATAGTCAGTGGTATGTTAATGTTGCAACTGCTGCTACTGAGAAGTCACTCTATAATACTATCGTTGGATTAGGATCTACTGGTCTTGGATCAGCAACTCCTAGAAGTTTCATTGATCGTAAACCAGATACTCGTAACTTACTCGATACAATATATCGTCATCGTTATGTAATACCCAAGGATTCTTCTACCATTGCTCGTGAGCCTGTAGATGGATACGTTATTGAGGAGTCTAGTGCTTCGATTGGTTCTACTGATACTGAAGTAGCATACCTTTATAATCCAAGTAGTGTAACTCTTACCAACTCTACTCAATTAAGAAACCCAAGATTAATTGCTGATGCGAGTTGGGATACAGGAACTGCAAGCATAGTTACTGAAATACCACATGATCTTAATGCTGGAGCAAGTGTTGAGATTGTCAATATTAAGAGTAGCAATAATACCACAGGTGTTGCCAACTCAGCATATAATGGAACATTTGAAGTTGCTGGTATTAGTAGTTCTAAGCAATTTACTATTTCTATTAGTGATAATCCAGGTACATTTACTAATGATACGTCTGATAGAACCACTTCCTTACCAAACTTTAAAGAGAAGAAGACACCAGGCACATATATCATCTACAGAAGTGAAGATGTACAAGAGTATATTCCTCAGAAACAGGATGGTATCTATTACCTAACTGTTGTTAATACTTCAAATACTCCTACAGTATCACCATTCTCTACTGAAAGGTTCTCGCAACCAGTTCAAAACCTTTATCCTCAAACAAACAGGGATAATCCAGTATCAGATCCAAAAGCTGCAAAATCATTTGCTCTTTCAAATACAATTGGACACGTTGAGATAAACGAACCACAGAACTCCCTTACAAAGGAAGCTGCTACAGACAGAGCAATCGATACTAATGTTGGATTTGGAATAACACAATTAACTTCCAATGCATCAGGAACTACTCATACACTTTATAGTGATATTGATCATGGATTGAACAGACTTACTGGATTGCAAATTGTTGCTGGTGGTGGTAACTATGTTAATGGTAACTATTATAATGTTCCTCTAGTATCATTTGGTTCTTCAGTAACTGGTAAACATGCGACAGCAAGGGTAACAATTGCTGGTGGTTCAGTTTCTGCTGTTAAGATTATTGATGGTGGTAGTGCATATGGTATAGGAAATACCTTGGCAATGATTGGTATTGCAACTGTAGGTGGACATGATTCAGGATACTTGAAGGTAACTGACGTTTATAGTAATATTGGAGATACTTTAAGTGTTGATAACATTAGTCCAGATTCTTATGATGCATATAACAGTCTCTATAGAATTACTGGAATATCTGATGGTAATGATAAAGAGATATCAGTAGCTTCTGCATCTACAATTTCACCAGCTTACACATCTGGTATTGGTATAACAGTTTCTTCTAATGCAAATGTTGTTCTTACAGGTAAGACTTTAAATGTTGATAGTCTTGTTTATGATAAAACTGTTGGATTAGCAACTGTTGTAACTGTTCAACCACATTCATTCTCTGTGAATGATAAGGTTAATCTTGGTGGTGCTAATGATAATGTATTCAATGGTGGATTTATCGTTAAGGAAGTTGTTGGTTTAACATCATTTGTTGCGGATGTTGGTAGTAACACATACATACCATCTACTGCAGGAACTAAGTTTGTTTACTCACCATACTATACTTCTAGAGGTGGTAACTTAACTAAGAGTGATGAGAAGGATTCTGGTAGATTGATGAGTCAGTATGCTGGTATTAGTACAGTTACTAATGCATCTATCACACCTACTGCAAACAGTGTTGGAATACAGAGTGCTACATTACTCGACTTTAACATTGGTGATTATATTCAAATTGATAATGAGATTCTAAGAATTAGATCTAATGTATCAAGTACTTCAGTTAATGTTTATCGTGGACTATTAGGAACTGATAGTGAGACTCATGCTAATGGTGCTGTAATTAATAGAATCAAACCAAATCCAATAGAATTCAGACGTACTTCGTTGCTTCGTGCATCAGGTCATACCTTTGAATATGTTGGTTATGGTCCAGGTAACTATTCAACTGCTCTACCTGAGAGACAGAATAGGAACATTTCACCTAAAGAAAGAATACTTGCCCAGTCAACTAAGACTGATGGTGGTAGTGTTAACTACACAGGTATGGATGATGAAGGTGATCTATTCACAAGAAATAAGGTTAGCATCTCTATCACAGGTGAAGAAGAAGTATTTGGAACTCCTATTCCTACTGTAACAGGTGAAGATCCAGACCTTGGATCAGGATCTAATGTTGGATTTGGATTAATAACTCCACAAGAGATATCAGTTACCAGAGCAATTAGAGTTGAAGGTGGATCCGATGCAAACTTTACTTCTGAGTTTGATGGTCCTGTAATCTTTAACAATAAGATTACTTCTACATCTGCAAAAGGTATCGAGGCAAACTCATTATTCTTACAAGGTGATAGAACAGTCTCAAGGAAGTTTACAGTTGGTATTTCTACTCCAGTCCTTGCTGGAAACGTAGGAGATATTGTTTACAATGGTCAGGCAGCTGCTGGTGGATTGATTGGTTGGGTTTATAGTTCTAATAATAAATGGGAGAAATTTGGAAGAATTGGTTTGGATGGTGCAGAACCAGGTCAAACAATTGGTATTTCAAGTGATAGTAATTATGTTGGTCTTGCTACCAATATTAACATTGTAGGTGCTGGTGTAAGTGTAACTAGTGTACTAGATGCAACTGCAGGAATCGCAACCTTTACATTAGATGCTAACCCAAGACTAGGAATTTCTACTGGATCAGTTTCAGGTCAGAATAATCTTCTAGGTATTGGAACTCAGATTAACTTTGTTGGTTATGGTATAACCATTGGTGGTGAGTTTGATACTAATACTGGTATTGGTACTATATTATTGACTGGTTTAAGTGGAGTAAGTACAAGCTTCCCACAAGGTCCAGTAAATGCAGTTCAGTACAATGCATCTGGTTCATTCGCAGGTGGAAGTGGATTTACTTACGATAACTCAAACGTTGCTATAAGTGGTAATACTGCTAATAGTTTAGTAAGTATATCTCAGACTGGTGGTGGTAATGCTCTTGAAGTAACTGGATCAATTGGTATTGGAACAGTAGCAACTGCTAAACTTGATATTGTAAATGCTTCAGGTGAATCAGTCAGAGTTAAGTCTACAAGTGGTTCTGGTAATATTATAAGAGTCGATAATAGTGCTGGAGATACAACACCAGTTATTATTGATGTTAATGGTAATGTTGGTATTAACACAGTTCAGGCTAATGCTGCAGCACATGTGGTTGGAGATGTAATGATCAGTGGAAGAGGAAGATTCCTCAATCCAGAAAAGACATTCCTTGTTTCTTTACAAGCACCTGATATATTAACAACTGATGTTGCATTCAAGTTACCTAATCAGGTAGGCGCAGCAAGTAGTATCCTATACACAACAGGATCTGGAGTATTAGATTGGATATCTCCTACGAATATAGTTTCTGGTGTTATTACAAACACTGACTCGATTTCTGAAGGTGCAACTAATCTATATTACACAAACGAAAGAGCACAAGATGCAGTTGGTGCTGCTGTTGAAGCGGGTATCCAAACAGGTATCACTGTAAGTTACAATGACGGTGGAAATGCTCTTAACTTTAATGTTGATAGTGCATCACCATATCCATTCACGACAAAGGGATTCAGTATCCCTATCTGATCAACCTGACTCAGGGATAACTAAAAGATTATAGTCCTGATCTGTTCCACCTCCTGCTTTGGTGATGGAATAGGTCTGGGCATTTTCTAACGCTATTTCAGTGGGAACAGATTGTTCATAAGTATTTCCTGATTGATTAGCACCTGCAACACTTGCAGCTGCATTTCCTAGTTGACCACTGTTATAAGCATAGGATAATCCTCTACCTATAGATACGGAATCTGTTCCACCACCCAATGTTATTGAAAATGTTCCATTGCTTCCACTTACAGTGATTGACAATGTTGTATTAGCATTTGCTTTTAGGTAATTAGTAACGATTCTAACGTTCTGTCCAGTGTTATTGGTATAAGAAACGTTACCAGTTCCACTCAATACTGTCGCAGCCATATCTTTATTGTAGTAGCTTTTTTATATTTATAAATATAAAGAAAAGGGTGGAGAGTGAAACCCCATGGCGGTCAACAAGAATTTTGTTGTCAAGAATGGATTAGAAGTTAAGTCAAATCTGCTAGTTGCGGATACTGCTACTAATTCAGTTGGAATAGGAACAAGTGTAATAGAACACAAGCTCCATGTTCAGGGGGGTATAGGTGCTACTACATTGCAAGTTAGCGGTATTGGAACCGTTGACGTTGCTGTTGGTGGTACTGCAAGATTTGATCAACTCTATGCTCCTGTAGGTGTTGTTACATCACTTTCAGGTACTTTAATAAACGTTTCTGGGGCAGCTACGGCTGGATCTTTCTCCGTTGGTGCAAACCAAGTTGTAAGTTCCACAAGGCAACTTCAGAATATTTCATCGCTTGACGGTGGTACTACGAACGTTATTCGTGCATTAGCATCGGGTATCGGAATTAGAACCGAAGGTGGTGTTATTGGATATGGTGCAACTTTCCTTAACTTTGTTGGTGCTGGTGTTTCAAGCATCATCTACAACAGTGCGGTAGGAATTGCAACTATAGATCTCCAAGGAGGAGGAGGTGGTGGTGGAGGCGGTTCCGTTAGTATCGGAACAGAAGCTCCTACTACACCTGTACCAAATAGTGGAGACTTATGGTATAGCACTGATTTAGCTAGAACTTTCGTTTATTATGATGAAGTTGCGTTGGGTGTTGGATCATCTGCTTTCTGGGTAGATGCTGCTCCATTTAATCAAGGTAATACCGATTATGTCAGTCGTCATGGTTCTACCATGTATGCTGGATTGGGAATTACTGTTGGTAATGCTGCTGCACCAGGTCTTTATATCAATGGTTCTAGTAGTACTGGTTTATTTTCACCAAGTGCAGGTGCAATTTCTCTTGGGGCAGTAGGAGCAGGTATTGCTACCTTTAGTTCTGGTGGAATAATTGTATCAGGTGCATCTACTATTAGTGGAGATGTATCGATTGGAAGAAGTTTGACTGTCGTAGGTAATATGACAGTCGGTGGAGATCTCAAATATGATGAGGCAACTGCTGCCAACTGGAATGTAACTGGAATCGCAACTGCTACACAGTTAGATGCGACTCAAGTTAAGGTTACAGGATTTTCCACGTTTGCTGCAGCATCATTCTCAGGTGATGTTACTGGTAATATCACTTATGCAAAGACTGCTGGTGTCTCAACAGTTGCTGGTATTGCAACCTATACATCTGAGTGGACACTAGGGGCAGATGGAACTAGTCATTATACATTCTCAGGTCCAGGTTTAACTGGAGCAGAAAATGATCCGACTATTTATTTGGTAAGAGGTCAACAGTACAAGTTCAAAAATAGAAGTGGTGGACATCCATTCAGAATCCAAAGCACAGTAAATGGTTCAACAGGAACCGCATTTAATGATGGCATAACCAACAATGATGCTGCTAATGGTACTGATCTTTTATGGAATGTTCAGCAAGATACTCCTGCAACTCTTTATTATCAGTGTACTTCTCATGGTAACATGGGTGGTAAGATTAATATTCTTGATGTATTTGACAACGATGGATCTAATTTAACTGGTGTAAGTACTAACTTCACATCTGCGATTGGAATCAGTTCTGCAGGACTAAGAGTTGGTGTTGGTATTACTCAATTGAACTTTGTAGGAACAGGAAATACATTTTTATATAATGGAGCTACTAACAGCATCGACATCAGCATTTCTGGTGGTGGCGGTGGTGGTGGAAATGGTAAGACTCTCTATCTAATTGGTGGTGGGTCTGTTGTAAGAACAACGTAAATAATATAAATAAATATACTTAAATGACAGTCACAATACTTATTCTTGGGGGAATAGTTTAAAATGCCAAACGGAAGGTTAGCAAGAGCTGTTTTAAACGGTCAATGTGCATGTGAGTTGTATGTAAATGACTCAGGTAGTGCTGCGTCTGTCACTCTATTTTCTAATTCTATTAGTACGAATACTAATGCAAGAATAACAACTGTTGTTGGAGTAGCAGCAACAGCTTTTAATTTATCAAGTACAGTTTTTGATGTAGGTGCTAATGGTGTTGGTATTGGTACTACCATCACATGCAACTTATGCTGTTTTGCTGGATGGAATTATTGTAATCCTTATCAATGTGATGCATCTAAGCAATTAACACAGGGTATGACAACTGGGTTCTATAGAGCTCAATTATGTGCTCCTGGAATAGGATTCACTTATAATAATGTTGATCCAGGGCACGGTAACGGATCCTGTGACCAACCTATTGGATTTGGAAAATCTACAAGAACACCTTGGGCATACATGGAATATGTCTCCATTGCAGGGTCAATGACAAGTTTCTTGTGTCGGAAATTGTGTAGTGATAATACGACACTGAAAGAAAATAGTGAGGGTTATCCATACGCTTCCTGTACCATGACTGGAACTTGTATTGGTTCCTGCATTAATAGTGGTAACGCAGATATTTGTAAATGTGAATGTTGGGTAAAAGCACCTTATGGTGGTACTACTCAACATTCATTAACATTGGGATTCTGTAGAACGTGTTTGTATGATGGTTGTGATACGAATGGAGTTCCCAATTATAATAGTCTTACTTGCAACTACTGTTGTAGGGGATGTAGTGATTGGTCTCATATAGTGGGTCTAATTCCTGGATGGTGCAATTACACTAACCCTTGGAGTGGTCACTGTTGCGGAAGAGGTAGAATGAAAGATTTCTATGTCATTACTGCATGTAATATTGATACATCAAATTATGATCTGGGTGCAAGATTCACTGTAAACCCACTTCCTTGTACTGAAGTGTATCAAACTTATCTTGGTGGAACTTGCCCACGAGGATTTTGTGCATGTGATGCTGCTGTAGGATATGTTCCTTATGGTCCTGGTGTATGTTGTTGTGCTTATGGTGCAGGTGGTGGTAATGGTTACGGACCAAAAAGATGTCTTCAGCAGTTTATCCTCAGAGGAGGATCACAAAACTGCTCATGTAGATGGTGGTGTACTTGTATGTTTGATGTAGGGGCATTTGCTAACTGGTGGGCATTAGATCCAAGTCAATACGCTAATTTCTGTGAGCATCATTGTATTGATGAAGATGGTAATTTCTATACATGGAGAAGATGTGGAACTGCTACATCTTCCGCTTGGCAACAATGTTGTGGTAATTTATGTCAGAAGGAAGAATGGGATAATGGATATTGTCTTAAATGTGATGGTCACACCAATGTAGTTGGTAGTGCTGGTGTATTTGCTATGCACTGGAATTCGATGTGCGTGCATAATAGATCTATGGACTTTTGTATCTGTTGTAGTGAGTATACCAACTGCGGAAGAGCTCTTGCTTTTGGATGTAGTTATGACCAAAGTGCATATATAACCACAAACCAACAGGACGGTTTCAATCCGTGGTTCTGTTGGCCACAGTGCTGTTGTGCAATTGGATGTAATTGTTGTATAAATCAATGGGGTCCAAAAATATATGATTCTAGCATACCAATGAGTCCTTATGGAGTTGCATGTGCGGTATCATGTGGATTGTTTGTTATGCAGTACTTTAATAGATGCTGTGGTACTATGTACAATATTGGATTCCCTCATGTACATGCATTTCGTTGTTGTGCTGGCACATCAAACTGTCCAACTGTAATTACAATGATGGTTGGAGTTGGATATTGCGACAGTAGTGGTAATAGGAATATTGATGGTAATAATTATAACTCCAAGTATCATAGACCTGATTGGAATACAGCATTGCATGAATCTTGTGTGGGTGCAGAATTTACACTTAAGTACTTTGCATATAACCCAAGAAAATGCTGCCATTATGGATTATTCCGAACTGGTATTGCTACAGCAGTAGACTGTCCAACCGCATGTTCATGTGCTGCCCTGAATGGGGTGAACCCATCTTGTGGAGTCTTCTCTTTCAATGCAAGGAGAATTAATAAAACAGCAGGAGTATGTAAGGCTGGAACATTTACTACATTTGCATGTGGATGCATCTCTGAAAGATGCATAAGACTTGGACTGGCATATGATGCTTCAGTATGTGTATGGGCAAATGATAGTGCTGCAGGTCGATCTGGTATTGTTACTACCTTCTGGTGTAAGGTAGCAAACTTCCCATCTGATTGGTTATGTGAGTATTATGTAACCCCAAGAATGTGTGTCTCATGTCTATACAGATATAGTTTCAGTGAATGGACAATATCTCTATACAACTGTAATACATGTGCATGGGATCCTTGGACATCGAAAGACTTGATTACATGGGATAAGTCACCATTCAACCAAACAGTTTGTGAGGATCCATTACATACATGTTGCTTATGTCTTGCTCAAGCAAAGGTTATATCAAATCAAGATACATTTATGAAGTGTATGGATTGTTCTGGACTTATTGATCTATGTACAGAAATGAATCAGTATGAAAGAACTGGTATAGTTCTTTCTGATGGTGATCGACTTTCGATTAAAAATCATAGTGCTGATCAACCAATTAATGTCCAAGTTTGGGGGTATGAAGGTTAATGACACGTTATATTAAAACAGTCTCATCCACTGGTACATCCAGTGGTGGTTCTGCTGGATTAACAGCAGCAGATGTTTGTAATACCATTTGCACTTTAGCCACACAGGCTCCGACTGCTGGTACTACTCGTATCATGCCAGGATTTAATGAATGGGTTACTATTTGCAATTGTCCCGATTGGAATGATTGTTATGGATGTACTGTAGAATGGCATATTGATACAAGCTTGTATAGGGCATTTAAGTGGTGTTATAGGGGTATAAGAATGTGTGCATGTTGTATGCAGCACATGTGTTTTGGAATGAAGGGCAGCAAAGGTTCAAATTGTTATTGTCGATGTAGCAATACTTATTGTGTTGGTTGTATGTGTGGTTGGCCAGTAAGTTCTTGTTGTGGTGTTCCAAACCAAGGACAATGTTGTATGATGTTTTCGGGTGTTTGTCATTATTGTTGCAACACTCAATATGATAGTATAACTCATATGGAATTTGGGATAGCAGCTCCAGGATGGAAAGCTTGTTTGTGTAGAGCTCATACTATAAATTATTGGTTGAACTATAATAAGTTTCCAGTTCTTGGATATTGTCAATTATGGAATAGTTCAGGATGTGATAGGCAAGTTGGTCATACTGCTATATGTCAATGTTTGATGTGGAGTAAGGAGCAGAATACCACCAATTATCTAGATACTGTGTGTATACAATTAACTAATGCACCATTCCAGTCTGCTTGTGTAGCAGGAGCCTATCCTGGAGAGGGTAGTGGTCAAGGTGGTGTTACTGCTATAGGAAGACCGTGCTGGACATTCTATGGTATACCATGTGATAATGCACCAGAGTTTGGTATTTGTTGTATGACTACATCTTAAGAGGATATACAAATGGGAATTATCTTTAACTCAGACGGAACAACTACAAGAACAGAAGAAGTTCGTGACTTGCAGGATGAATTAGCAGGTAGATTGGAAAATCATAATGATTTTGTAAGAGATCATATGATAACTTTGAGAAATTTTAGGGATAAAGAACTTCTTGCATCAGACTGGACACAAGGAGAAGATTCTCCTTTGGATAGTAGTACCAAAACTGCATGGGCAACATATCGCCAGGCACTTAGAAATATGCCAGGTAGTTCAGATGCACCTATTTGGTTTGCTGAATCTGATATACCAAAAAGACCTGGTGCAGCAACTCCTGAAGATGGATATATTGAGTTTGTTAAATCGGATACTGATGCACTAGGTATAGGAACAACATCATGGGTAGGTTTAACTACAGGTATTGTTGTTAAGAATTGGGTAGAATGTGATTCTGTTGGTTTATCATCAACAGGAACTGGATTGTCGAAGATTATTGGAGTAGCTTCTACTGATAATATTGTAGTAGGTGACTGGGTTAAAACGGAAACTCAAGAAAATATTGGAACCGTTGCTGGTATTGGAACAACAACTATAACTTTAGATGCAGTAAATTCTGTTAAGGTTCCGTTAAAAATAGCTTTTGCAAGAGTTGAACCTCAATATTATGAGCAAGATAGACCAGAATTATCATTGACAGTAACCCCTCAACCATACACTCTTGTCGGTGGAAGTAATGTTAACTTTACTATTACATTCACTAACCAAGAACAAGATCAAGATGTGACATGGATTACAAAAAATATAAATGTAGGAATCTATGACGGAGAACTTACAATATCACCTAATAAATCAACACTAAGTGGAGTTGGTACAGTAACCATATCTGTTCCTACTGTTGAGGTAGATACTACACTTGAATTTACTGTTAATTGTCATGGTTTATCGGGTGTCACTACAAGCGTTGGGGTTTCTACGGTATAGTTGCACAAATAAGATTTTGGTAGTATAATAAATACCAGTGTATGAATTACATTCACAGGTACTTGGATTTTACTTATGGAACGCAAGAAAGTTTTTCACCTTGATGGTGGAGCAGGTAGAGTTATATGTGCAATTCCAGCATTAGAGAAATACGCAAAGAAAAATCCAGATAAAGACTTTGGTATTATCATAGGTGGATGGGACACTTTGATGTTTGGTAATCGTCTTCTTCAAGAGAAGACGTACAGTATGGATGTAAAGGGTATATTCAATCTTTTAATTAAAGACAATCAGGTAATCCATCCAGAACCATATTTACTCTGGGAATACTACAATCAGAAGTGTTCTTTGGTAGAAGGGTTTGATAAGATTATTAATGAGACTGATGATCATTCTGATTTAGATCCCCCTCATCTTTACTTAGCTAAAGCAGAGGAGAAAGGTGCTTCTAATCTTATAGCAGCAGTAGAATCTAAACAGAGTAAGAATAAAACAATCGTAATTCAACCATTTGGAAGGTCTGCAAGAGTTGATAATGGGGATATTATAGATGATAGTACAAGATCAATTGAACCAAATGTATATTATAAGTTAGTTAAGAAGTTATCTCAGAAATATAATATTATATTGATGGCAGAACCTGATTTCTGCCAAGCAGTAGCACAAGAAGATACAATATCAGAAAAACCACAGGGAGATCTTCGTATGTGGAGTGCTATCATTGAAGCATCTGATTACTTTATTGGATGTGATAGTTTAGGTCAGCATATGGCAAGAGCATTTGATAAACCAGGATCCGTTATTCTTGGATCAACTTATGCTGAGAATATCACGTACTCTGATTGGTTTAATATTATAGAAAATGAAGATATACCAAAAACATACTCACCTATTCGTGCATGTGGATTTGATTCACATCTAGCAGATAGATTAAATGATCGTCTTATGGATTTCAATGACGATCAAATTAATGAAATATATTCAAACATTGCAAAACATATTAAGGAGACTGTATAATGACATTTAACATATTAGCAATCAATCCAGGTCATAATGGATCTGCTGCATTAATTAAAGATGGAATCCTTGATGTTTATATTGAGGAAGAAAGACTTTCTAGGTTTAAAAGAGATGGGAATCCCTATAGGGGGATGCTTAAAATCATGGATGAAAACCATATTGATTTACTTGTCATTGGGGGAACAGGTCAAGAAGAACATCGACTTCCTTGGACTGGTGATGATTCTTATTCTGCACTGGTTAAAAAATTCTATCCTCAATCTCAAGTTGTTAAGATGGGTAATGAACATCATTTACAACATGCTGCATCTGCCTTTTATGGATCTGGTTTTGATGAAGCAGTTGCTTTGGTTGTAGATGGATGTGGAAGTCTACAGGATATAAAACTAGATAATGAAGAACAAAATAATAAGATTCAATCATATGAAACGGAAAGTATATATAAATGTACTTTTCCTGGTGATATCCAACCACTTTTCAAAAGGTATTCAAATAATTTTGGATATGCTATGAATCAAACTGTAGATGGAATTCAATATGATGTTGATGGTGCAATTACAACAGTTAAGGCATATGAAGCAGTAACTCAATATTTGGGGTGGGGTCCAATTGAAGCAGGAAAAACAATGGGTCTTGCTCCTTATGGTAAAAAAGATCCTAAGATTCCACAGTTACTAAGAGAAGGTGGAAGAGGTGATAAAAATGTATTCGTTCCTAATTATCCAGCAGGTGCGTGGATTGATACTAAGAGGTATGGTTATCTAGATTATGATGGAGAAGATAATACAGAGTGGCATTATAATAAAAATAAAGTAAAATCAGTACAAAAGAATATTGCATGGGCTGTTCAAGAAGAAACTCAACAATATGTTGGTGATTTAATTGAAAGGGCAGTGGATATGACTGGAGAGAATAATATTGTTATTTCTGGTGGGTATGGATTGAATGTAATAGCAAATTATTATTTTAAAGAAAGATTCCCTGAGTTAAACATTTACATTGATCCTATATGTCATGATGGTGGCACTGTTGTTGGTGCAGGTAAACTATTTGCTCACCAACAGATTGAGCAACATAATCAAAAATTAAAAGAACATAATGAAACAGATGAACCATTTAAGGAACATCCAAAAGATCCTTTAACTACTCTTTATCTTGGAAGTGAATATAATTATACACCAGATGATTTAAAAAAATATGGAATTCTTAAAGATGAAGGAGAGGGTTTAATCAATGTTACTGATGTAACAGCAGCAGATGTTGCACAATTGATTAAGGATCGCAAGATAGTTTCCATATATCAAGGAAGAGCAGAAGCAGGTCCAAGAGCATTGGGTAATCGTTCTATTCTTTATGATCCAACAGATCCTAATGGTAAGGATTTTGTCAATAATGTTAAAGGCAGAGAATGGTTTAGACCGTTTGCTGGTTCTATTCTCCAAGAACATGCTGCAGAATGGTTTGATATGAGGGGTCTTGATGAAACTCCATATATGATGTATGCTATGGAAATGCAAGATGCACATATTGGAGATCTACCTTCTATCACTCATGTTGATGGTACTTGTAGAATACAGACTGTGACTCAAGAACAGAATAAGAACTATTATGATCTTATTAATGAGTTCTATAAGCTTTCTGGAGTTCCTATTCTCTTCAATACAAGCTTTAATCTTGGTGGACAACCTTTGGTTGATACTTTAGATGATGCTATAACTACTTTATTTAACAGTCAGTTAGAATACTTATATCTACCTGAAATAGGTAAGTTAGTTTTCTTGTCCAACGAACGTTCTAACTTAAGACCAAGAGGAAAAGACAATGGGAAGATATAAATCAAAACAACCACCAACACAACCTGTTCAATTTCCAACTTCAACACCTAATAATGGTGGATCTCCCCCTCAACAAATGGGGATGCCACCACAACAACCTGCAGATTGGCCAACTACCTTTAATGGTCCTGTAATTGGTATTGATCGTGATGGTGTTATTAATGAATGGAAGAATGTCATTAAAAGATATGAGGATGTAAAATTTATTGCTGGTTCTCTTGAAGCAATGAAGCAATTAAGATTGAAGGGTCATAGAGTTGTATTATTTTCAGATCAACCTAATATTTCTAGAGGGTTGCTGTCAGATCAAGATGTAAATAACCTACAAGGTTTTTATATGCAGAACTTTGGTAATGCAGGAATCATGAGTATTGATGGTTTCTATTATAATCAGAGTGATAATATTCAAGATCCTTATGCTAAACCAAATATAGGTATGTTGAATCGAGCAACTCAGGAAATGAATGTTGATTTTAAAAAAGGATATTATGTTGGTGACACCATAGAAGATATTAAGATGGCACAGAAAGCAGGTGCTAAACCAATTCTAGTAAGGACTGGTAAAGGAGAAAAGACAGAGAAAGAACATCTGAAAGGTATTAGTTCTAAGTACAATGATGTTCAAGTGTTTGATAATCTATTGGAGTTTGCTGGTTCGTTATGAAAACTGTATGGTGTAATGGTACATTCGATATACTTCATCCTGGTCACATACAACTCTTCAAAGTTGCAAGGTCACTAGGAGATAGGGTTATTGTTGCGACTGATACCGATGAGAAGATAAAGGAAGATAAAGGAGAATATAGACCAGTTAATGATCTATGTTATAGAGTTGCGATGCTTGAGGCAATCAAGTATATTGATGTAGTGTTGACATTTGGTGACAGAAAAGAACTAGAAGGCTTGATTCAATTGTATTCACCTGATATAATATTATTGGGTGATGATTGGAGGAATGGTGATGTGGTAGGTAGAAAGTTTGGTAAAGAAGTTAGATTCCTTCCGAGAGTTGGTGGGTATGCAAGTAGTAACACAATCAAAAAGATTCATAATCTATGAAAGTATTATTAATTGGTGATAGTTGTATTGATAAGTATGTTTATGGTGAGGTCAAGAGACTGAACCCCGAAGCACCTGTTCCTGTCTTGAATTATACTAGATCTATTAGTACAGAGGGAATGGCATGGAATGTTTTCAATAATCTAAATTCTTTTGGTGTCGATGTAGATATGATAACCAATGAAGAAACGATTACAAAGACTAGATATATCCATGAGAAATCAAATCAACAGATACTTCGTGTTGATGAAGAGGGTGGTGTAGAAAACTTGGATTGTGATTTTGTAGATCAGTGCATTGCAAGTAAACAGTATGATGCGCTTGTAATATCAGATTATGATAAAGGATTTATAACACAGGAGAAATTAATGGAAATCTCTTCGAGGTTTGTAGGTCCAGTATTTGTTGACACTAAAAAGAATACCATACCAGAGGGTGTATTTGTTAAGATTAATGAGATTGAATTTGAGAAACTTACTTATTATGATCCAGATAATTTGATCATAACTAGAGGTGGTGTTGGAACAGAGTATAGAGGTAAGATATATCCAGCAGAGAAGGTGAATGTATTTGATGTGGTGGGTGCTGGTGATACATTTCTTGCAGCATTGGTTGTTGGTTA